CCGAGGTGACATCTTTGCAATTCGATGCTCAGATCAAGTACTTACAATTATTCCTGGGACAGCTAAGGTAGAACATACTAAACATATTTTAATGATAAGCCATGAATCAACCATTAACAAAACTCCAACAACTCGCGCTCCTAGCAAAGCAGAGAAAAGATCCCTCAGTAAGCTCGCAGCAGAACTCAGGAAAGATATCGAGCAGCGTAAACAACGCACTCTTTTTGGGAACTTATGAAGATAAAGCATATGTACCTTATCTTAAAGGTATGTTCAATGGCTGGAATACTTATGTAGTCTGTGAGCCAGTAAATTTATTAACTCAACTAGAGATGTATTGTGCAGCACGCCAAATTACGAAAGTTGTATCTACCAACACAGCAATTCTCAAGAAGCTTCTCGAACGAGCTGGAAACAATAAACCTAGTCCGTCTTTACAAGATTATTCCGGTTCATTGTTTTCATACGCGAACTTGGAGATTGTGTTCATTGATCCACTCAAACAGTTGCTCACAGTTACCTATGGTAAGTTTATCACCGCTAGGTACATATCTAAAGTTGTTTCCATTGATAGTTGGGCAGAAGCAACTCCCTTCAATTTTTACATTCTTACTCCCGCAAACATAGAAGAAACTTATGATAAATTCAAAACCTCATACGCGATGGCAGTTGATATTGAAACTTTTAAGCTTAATCTTGCCATTCGTTGTATCGGTTTTACTGGTGTGTTTCTTACTTCTGCCGGAACTATTGATAGTATCTCTTGTGTATTACCTGTTGACAGCGACTGGGCCTTAGCTTGGATGCGTAAGTTTTGCGACTTACCTGCACAAAAAATATTTCAGAATGGTAAATATGACTGCTCATATCTATTGCGATATAACTCTCCCCCTAGAAATTGGCTCTGGGACACTGCACATTTCATGCATTCTTGGTATTCAGAACTACCAAAAGATCTTGCTTTCCTTAATGCCTTCTTTCTTAGGAAAGTGGTATATTGGAAAGATCTTGCCGAAACCAACGACTTACATGAGTATTACAGATACAATGCATTGGACACATGGGCAACAGCCAATGTCTGGATTCAGCAAATGTTGTGTGCTCCAGAATGGGCAAGAAAAAATTATTTTCTGGAATTTCCCCTTGTCTACCCGTGTCTATTGTCAGAACTTACAGGTATCAAAAGAGACACAGATATGCTGGTCAAAGCCAGAGAAGAAGCGGATGCGGCAGAGATAGTACAGATGACTAAACTGAGGAAAATGATTCCTCCTGCACCAAACTTTAATCCTGGCTCACCAGTGCAAGTTAAACAGTTATTGGTAGTTTTAGGTTGTAAAGATATAGAGTCAACGAACGAAAAAGATTTAGCTAAAGCTTCTCTTAGACACCCAATTAACAAAAAGATTATAGATGCCATACTTGACATCAGAGGACTTAGAAAACTTGCAACAACATATCTTCGCTTGCCAAGCGATGCTAAACAAACTGGCATCCACGCAGGAGAAGGTGGAAGTAAAGAGTTTCTTGGGAGAATATTATATTCTCTCAACCCGCACGGAACAGATACCGGAAGGCTTGCTAGTAAAGAGCATCATTTCTGGTGTGGCTTACAAATCCAAAACATTACCAGAGGCAAGGAAGTTAAACAAACACTTTGCGCAGACGACGGATTTTATCTTGGGGAGTGTGATCTTGAGCAAGCAGAATCTAGAGATACCGCTCACATCTCTGGAGATGAATCTCTTATCACCGCTGTATCAGGAACTAGAGACTTCCATTCTGTCAATGCATCCGCATTCTTTGGGATACCGTATGAACAAATATATGACGACACAAAAGGGAAAACTAAAGATAAAAAACTTAGAGACCTTGCCAAACGAGTTAACCATGGAGCTAACTACAATATGGGGCCAGGGGTATTAATAGATACCATGGGTTTAGATAAGATATGGGAAGCTAAGAGATTATTAAAACTTTTGTATAACGATCCCAAAGAAATAGCTTCTCATTTGTTAGCAGCTTTCCACAAAACTTATCCATTCATTAGGAGTAAATATTATGAGTCAGTTATCAATGAAGTCGGTACCACAAAACGACTTGTTAGCCGCGCTTACCACCACACAAGATTTAATAAAGAAACAGAATCGAGAGTTGGAAGCAGTTATGCGAACTCCTACATCAATGATGGGGACTGGACTCGCTACTGCTTTGGAAACCCAAGCAAAAATAAATCAGATCTTAATTCATATGTTGCTCATTGTCCACAGTCACTTAACGCAAGAACCTTAAATGAAGCATATCTAGAGGTATTTTATGAAATTGCATTACGGTTCCCCGACAGTTTTAGGTTACACGCGCAGATTCATGACTCAATATTGTTCTCCTACAAGCATGGCTATTTGGAACATGCAGAAAGAGTTAAATCTTGTATGCAAATTCCTGTCACAGTCCGTGATGTATCTGGAATTACGAGAACCTTTACTGTGCCAGCAGCGCTTAAAATCGGAACAGCAGATAAACCAGCCAAATATTGGAGTGAAACAGAATGATAGTAGTACATAACTCATACGATAACAAATCACAAGTTATAACAATTAGTAATCATCGATCTATTCTTTATTTTAAAGAACTAGTTCAGCGAGCTACTAATCTTTGGCCAGATGCGCCACCAGAGATAAAAGAATTCGCTGATATCATAACCAATGGCGCTATCCTACAGGATTATAAATCTCAGGATACTTCCAAATAACTAAGGTTTTCATGTTACAAGATTCAGAGGATTTTATATCCTCATATCTTTCTTATGCTTCCGATACTGAAGTGCCAGCTATCTTTCATAGGTGGGCTGCTATCTCTAGTATCGGAGCATTCCTAGGCAGGAGATATTATCTTAACCATGGCCATTTTACTATTTATCCAAATATTTATTGTATGCTTGTCGGTGCATCTGGCACGCGCAAATCTACAGCAATTAAGTTATTTAAGAAACTTCTAGTGGCTGCTGGTTACGACACTATAGCTGCTGACAAAACTACTAAAGAAAAATTTATTCTAGATCTATCAGGAGAGACAGATGATTCTACCCTCATTAAGTCTGACAAACAAGTTGATGATTTCTTATCCCAGAATCTATGGGGCGATGAGAGTACAGAAGTTTCGAGTAGGCCAGATGCAGAAATCTTTGTCATGGCTGACGAGTTCAATGACTTCTTTGGCAATGGTAATGTTGAATTTATCTCTTTGCTTGGTACTCTTTGGGATTACAATGGCGTGTATAGGAATAGGATTAAGAATGGTAAATCAGTTTCTATTACTAATCCTACAGTTAGTATACTTGGCGGGAACACTCCCACGAATTTGTCATTAGCATTCCCACCAGAGATTATAGGACAAGGATTTTTTAGCAGATTATTATTTATTTACGGAGAACCAAATGGTAAACGAATACCCTTTCCAACCCAACCACCAGAACAAGACACCGAAAGAATTGTTAAACGATTACAAGCAATTCGCAGTACTAGCACCGGAGCAGCCAAACTATCTACAACAGGAAAAATTTTACTTGAAAAGATTTATCTTGCAAACCTTGGAGTCAATGACGTCAGATTCGATTCCTATTCAACAAGAAGGTTCTCACACTTACTCAAACTCTGTCTCATTACTAGTGCAAGTAGAAATTCTAAAGAAGTTGCAGAAAGAGATGTTATCTATGCAAATACGATATTACACCATGCTGAGCACTTCATGCCAAGAGCACTTGGAGAATTTGGAAAAGCCAAACACTCAGATGTTTCACACAAAATAATATCTTTAGTAGAGAGAGATTATGCTATAGTATCTTTTAAAGATATTTGGAAACATATTAGTAATGATTTAGAAAAAATGTCTGACCTTACTACTTTATTACAAAATCTAGTAGCAGCAGAAAAGTTACAATCAATACCTGGTAAAGGTTTTGTTGCTAACAGAAAAGTAGTTAATGAGATTGACTCGGGGCTCATTGATTATTCCCTATTAACACCCGAGGAAAGAAAGCTATCTTCATGAGTACCGATACCTACATTAATGTAATTAAAGAAGAACAGGAAATTCCTATGCCTGTTCGATACGATCAGTTTGTTAAGCAACTGTTTAAAGCTGGAACTGAACAAGAGATGTTAGTTCATGCAGTTCTAGGAGTTGCAGGTGAGGCAGGAGAACTGGTAGATGCGATTAAGAAACATTGGATCTATGGCAAACCTTTGGATCTTGCAAATGTTATTGAAGAACTAGGAGATCTACGGTTCTACATGGAAGCACTAATGAATGTGCTAGATATTTCTGACCGAGAAGTTTTGCAAGGTAATGCTAACAAGCTAGCTAAGCGATATAAGTCTCTTACTTATTCTAGCGAAGCTGCTATTGAAAGGGCCGATAAAAATGTCTGATACTCCTAACACACCTATCCACATCATGCTAGATACAGAAACTTTAGGCATGGGAGAGAATGCTATTATTCTTTCTATTGGTGCAGTTAAGTTTGATTTAGAGACTGGGGTAGATTTAAAAGATTTTTACATCGACATTGACCCGCAAAAATATCCTGGATCTGTAGATATTTCTACCATCAAATTCTGGATGGAACAAATTGCTGAAGGTAAGAAAGCGCCAATGGCAGGTATTCTAGATGTTGGTGCGGCTATCGGAATGTTTAATCAGTGGTTGCTAGATGCTTGTGGGGAAGATACTTCTAGACTTGTTATCTGGGCTAATGGTACAGACTTTGACATTCCAAAACTTGCATATGCTTACAAAGTTTGTGGCGGGAATCCACCATGGAAGTATAACTCAGTACGAGATGCGCGCACAGTATATAAACTCTTTCCAGATTACGGACTTAAGCCGCCAGAAGTTGATAAACATCATGCATTGGCAGATGCTAGATGGCAAGCAGAATACTTAATAAGTATGCTTACAAATCTAAATGAACCAAGACACTGATATTAACCCTGAGAATCCTGACCAAGACTTGTACGATCAGTTACCAAAAACTGAGTACGGTAAACAAGAGACTTGGTCAAATGGGAAGTATAGATTTGAGATGTTGCCAGAAGGTTATATAGCTCTTAACAGAGAATTAGCTACTGGCCTACATCCAAAACTAGAGCAGCATCTTACTAATTATGCATCAGAAGAAGTAGATATTCGTTTGGCAAGAATAGCTATTTATTGTGGTGTAGTTATGGATGCTACTTACACACTGGAAGAACGAGACGAGTTATGTTTTATTCTTGCAGGCAGATTAGAAGTATTGAGAGAAACACCTTTTGGTATTGTACTGGCATCTTAACCTAGGAGATTATTATGGAAGGTACTACTATTTCTGAGCCTACTTATACTGTTACATTAAAATTAACTAGTTCCGAATTAGCTATTTTTAGAGCTATGTTACAAAACCCTATAAATGGAGAAACAAATTTAGAAAGAGATTTTAGAACCACACTGTGGAATATAATTAGTCCAGTTACTGCATCAGTAGCATAAAAAACAAAGCCCCAAGGACTCATAATCCAAGGGGCTTTTTTCTTACCTAGACTTTTGATCTAGTACTATGCGTATAACGTAACTCCCATAGAATAAGTAAATACAGATGCACCTGAGTGAATAACAGCGATGCGCCAAGTACGAGGAAGTTTATCCTGAATAGCAACTGCCGATGTTGTAGCTGCTACAGCTGCGATAGCATCTTTAAGTTTAAGTTTCATCATACCTACAACAGTTGCATTAGCCAAAGTTGCACCGACAGTTGACCAGTTTCCAGATGTTGGATCATACTCTTGCAATGCCAGTTGGACAGTATCAGTACCATTACCAATAGCTGCCACATTAAGATAGATAATAATACCAGAAGCTTCTGGGCCAACACCTGAGCGATAGTTATCTCCCCGCAGAGGATCTAACAAATCAACACCGTTAACATAAGATGTTGCAGTATGGGTAGAACCAACTGCAAATGCTGTCAATGCTTTATTAGTGGCAGGAACATAATCACCAATAAAGATTTGATTATTAAGAGACATTTTTACTAACCTTTCTGCCCGTAGGCAATTATACTAACAAAAACTAAAACAAACTAATTAATCAGCGTAAGGATCGCCACCCATAAGAACTTGAACTTTCTGTGCAAAAGGATTTTGTAGCTGCCTAGTAATCTTTTGCGCCTCATTAGTATTTGCATTCTTCATTTCATTAAGCACCCACTTATTAAAGTTCTGCTGCTTGCCGCCACTAGCTGCATACTCACTGGCAAATTGTCCCATCTGTTGCCCGTCAGGTGTTAGTCCTGACATGCTAGAAGTTTTAACAGCTTCAGATAGTGCATTAAGCTTATCATGATCTGCTTGTTGATAAGCATGGATACGATTAACACCATCATTAACAATTGCTTCATCTAGAGGTCTGCCACCAGCTAAGCGAGACAAAGTTGCAAGTGACATTACATCGTTGGAGAATAAGATGCTATTTTTACTGTTAGTTGCAAATGCTTGGCCTCCCGGACCAGTAGCTTCTAGAGTCTGTGCGATACCAGCGAGAGGCCTAGAAAGTCCTTGATGTTCTAAACCTTGCAAAAATGATTGCCACACAGGTGCGCCATTAGCAATTTTTCCAGTGGTATCTTTAATAGATCCTAGCAACTTAGTTATGCCACCCACAATAGGAACATCTTTAAGAGCTGTAGGTATTAATGTCAGTGAGCGTGGATTCAGATCAGCTCTAGAATAAATATTGGTACGTAATAGATCAGATGGTAATCCATACATAAGAAGATCGCCAGCTTGTTTGCCTGCCGCACCATAAGTTGCATCATATAAATCCGTATGATTCTTGTTTCCACTAAGAGATCCTACAATATGTTGGTTAATAAATTGGTAGCCAGGTAAGCCATTAATACCAAAGAATGTAGATTGTAATCCTCCAAGCATTGCTAGATCTTTAGCTTTACCTTCTGCTGAATACCGAAACATATTCTGCATAGCATTAAACTGGTATGATTGAAACAAACCAATTGCAGAACCCACTGGACCTTGAAACATTAATGGCCGCTGAGTTGCAGTAATATTACCATCAACACGATTGACAAAAGTATTAATATACGAATGACTTTCTTGTCGAGTTAGCAATCCATGTTGTTCCCCAAGATCAGTAATCTGGCGCATCACATCGGCAGATATAAACCTATTATACTCTTCTGCAAATTTATTACCAGTGTATTTCTTACCAGCCTCAGAGAGTTCTTTAGCTTTCTGAAACATACTACCTAGACGAGATTGCAGATTAGATACTGTCTCAGTTCCTTTAAGAGCTGCATCATCTAACATGCCATAGAATTTACTAATATCCCCAGTGACATAACCAGCATCTTTGTATCGTTTCATCAATGCACCGCCACCCTTCCAACCATCCTCCATCATATTAGTATGTGCTTGTGCTATCAACTTAAGTGGAGATAGTATCATATCACCTTTACCAGTGACATCTATCTTAGCAAGTTTAGCTAGTTGCCCGCCAAGTTTAGTATTACCAGAATTAATAGCATCAGTCAGTTGAGATAGCTCAGTACCGCGAAGTACATTAGAACCAATCGCATTTGTCAGTGCGTGCAAAGGATCTAAGCCAAGAAGGAAAGTTGACATGATGCCATTTACATTCCTAATAAATTTAGTTAACTCCCCGCGTGGCGCAGTGTGATTAGCTAACAGATCTAAGGCTGCATCCCGATAACCCGTATTCATTCCAAACTTATCTAGCAATCCATTAATCTTTTCTGCATCATATGGAGTACGAGTTGCTGCCCAAGCAGTCTTAACAGAACCTACAGCTTTACTAACTGTCTCGTCTAACATTTTATTAAAACCATTTAGCATAGTTGCTTCTGGAGCTTTAGAAACATCTAGTGCAGTTTTAATATAATCAGTGTATGGATTTTTACCAGAAGCTTCTAGACGAGCAATGGATGTTTTACCAAGTGTAGACGATTCAATACGCGAGTATGCTTTTCCCTGATCTTCGAGAAAGTCAAATCCTTTCTGATTTTTTGCTCGCATAAGTTCCATCGCTTGTACATCATCTTCTCGCAGATGCTGCTGGATAATGTCATTAACGATTTTCTGTGGATCTGTCTTTGCAAAAGTCTCGGAATAAATACCGTTGTTCTTAAGTGCAGAATCGATATACGATTCGTTAAGAGTACGTTGGTATTCATAGTCACCGTAAGCTTTAAAATACTCGTCTGTATCTTGTTTATAATGTACACGATAACCTAACTGTTCTGCTTTGTTTCCCATCTGTTGCAGTGTGTTAGCATCTTTAGCAAAGATCATTGTAGTGTGACCTTGGTCTACTACTTTGTCATCTTTAACAAAAGCAAAGCTGGGATAGTCTTTAGGATTAGGACGAATGGGACGATATGTTGTAGGATCTTTAGCATCTACCTTACCTTGAGCGGCACGCAACTCTGCATAAGTTTGTTGGCGTGCAGAACTCCTAGCGATCATGGCATCAATAGCTACACTAGTTTCTTTATTGGTTAGCCCAATAACATCAGAAGGATCTAGATCTTCAAAAGCTGTAGGTTCTTTTGCATCAGACATAAGCTTCTGAGCATCTTTAGAGATAAGATGTTCTGTGCCATCGTCTGCTGTATACCTTACCCATTGTTTAGCTGAGCGAGTTACTTTAGCATTGACAGTAGAAAATTCAATCGCAGCTTCTTGATTCCTAGCCAATGCTGCCAACGGTCCTTGCAATGTATCAGATGTAGTTTGGCGGAAAGCTGTTTTAAGTTTTGCAGTTATAGCACCATAACCTTGTACAGCAGATTCAAAAGATCCATAACCACCAGTTGCAAAACCTGCCATCTTAGCGCCAGCACCTCCCCGATTAGCTGACCATAGTTGTTGTTCAGTAAATGTAGGTATGCTAGCATTAAGATCGCCAGTAGCTTTTGCAACTACATTATCAATAGCATCTTGAGATAGTTTCTCTTGGGTTTTAATCCAAGTTGCACCATCTAACACATGACCATCTGCATCTGACATGTCAGGTACGCGGCGAGAGATCTTAGCATAAGAAGGCAAGAACCTAGTGTCGTCTTTGATAGGATCATAAGGTAGTTGCTTAGATAATTTATATTCTTTATAATCTTTGTTAGCAGACTGCCATGCTTGATAATCATCTACAGGATTACCAATAACTGTGCCGTCCAGACGAGAAAGTTTAGTGTTTACAATCTTAGCAATGCCGCCAGCAGTTGCATCATATTCTTCGCCACCAAATCCACGGCGACCCATAAGAGAGTTTGCTACATTTTCTTTAGTCTCAGTAATATATTTCCACATCTCATCGCGAGATTGAAAACCTTTCTGAGTTACCTGTCCAGTGTTATCTGCAAGGTTAACATCAAGCTTTCCTAACTGATAAGATTTCTCTAACAATGGAATATCATTCTGATGGATAGTAAGATCATCAGGAAGTTTCTGTAATCTATCTGCCCAAATGTATCGGGCTTCTGCTTGAGTATGTGCAGTAGTTCCTACCATGGAATCTGCATCCCACAGTTGGCCAAGTTTAAATTTAAACCCAGATACTTTATCCATCACTGCATCAGCTAAACTACCGTTCTTAGATATGCCAGCAGTATCTGCGATATTAAATACAGCAGGTTCACCAGCAGTAACTGCGCCAGTATCTTCACCAGTAAGTTTTACATACTGAGTTTGCAAAGATGGATCTGTATCTTTACCAAGTTTAGCTAAAGCATTCTGTTCGCGCTCTACAGATGTCATAACTCCTGGGCGCACAACTTCATCTGCATGGAGAATAGATCCCATTACATCATCAGATGATTGTCCTTTAAATGCATCAGCTACCATATTGGTGGCAGTGTTATCACTACCTTTAGCAAGTGCATTAACATTGGTACGCATATCATTGTAAGCACGAACAGTACGTTGCTCAGCGTCAGATACGAGCTTATTATAGATAGCAACTTCTTCTGGGCTAGCACCCGCAGTTGGTGGAATTGGTGTTGCAGCAGTTTCAATATCTTGAGCATTACGAATGATGTTAATAGATGGAGAGTTAAGATCTTGTTGCAATGCGCGCGCAGATGCGAATTTAGCTTCACTCTCGAAACCTTTTACATTGTCCATTATTTTCGCATAGGTAGATGCTCCTTCAAAAGCTCCACCAATCACACCTCCCAATGCTCCGCCAAGAACAATATTCTTAATAATATCTCCAGGAGTTTGTTCATCTAGAATAGGTGATGTAAACATGGTAGCTTGTACCATTGTTTCAAATGCTGCACCTTCAAGAGTTTGTTGCACCACTCCAGATGCTAAAGCTTTAATACCATTCTGAGTAATCGCTGAAAAAGTAGCTGAGGCTGCATTAATATCTTGGGCCGCACCAGCAATGTAAGTTGCAGTTTTAGGAACTAACAGACCTGTATACTTAGCAAGATTGCCGCCAATCATTCCAGTGTCAATAGCACCTTGCAATACATGCTGACCGGCATTAAGAACTTTAATACCGGCTAGGCCAGGTACAAAAGATGATGCCATAAAACCTACCAGATCTGCGGCCTGTCTATTTTGAGAATAGTATTCTCCCAGATCTGAATCTACACCAGTAACAATGTTTTGTATATCTTCTGTCTGCCCATCTCCCAAACCTGCAAATCCACCAATGGCAACACCAGAGTTATATAACTGAGCAGCGCCAGACAAAACAGAAACTGCCCCAAACTTTAAACCATTCTCAGCTCTATCTCCCCAGGTTGATGGATCAAACCAAGAAGAATTAGAGTTACCAATGTTATGTAAGTCTGCACCTTGCAAGTATGCAGGTACTTGGTCATCAGTAGGATCTGGAATTGTACCAGTGTCTTGATTAAGATAATTAGGCATATTAGTTTAATCTGCAAAGAATGGTGCTGAAGATGCAAGAGTTTTATTCATCGCGCGCATGACAGCATTTTTATCTGTAAGATTTACAATCTCATTTCCACCAAACAAAGCGTTAGGATTAGTTTGTATTTGAGTATTATAAGACATACCCATGTTAGGTGCTACGATACCAAACTTAGTAAGCTGTCTTGCTTGCAAGTTAGTAGCAACACCTTTTTGGTACAAACTAACAATACCATCAGCTGCATCAGCTAGAGAGATAGTACCTTTGTTTACTGCATCAAGAGCAGTTGCATACACTTGTTTAGGATCATCAAACTTAGCCCCAGCAGCAACAGCAGGAGCAAGAACAGTAGCTGCTAGTGGAGTTGTATTAACTCCTGGCATTTGTATCAATGTACCAACTGCACCAATATTAAATGGATTAGTTGCAGAACCTGGTTCGATGTCTTTAGAGTAATCTGCTATTCTAGAAGCAACTGCTTGATTTAAAGCTGCTTGGTAATTTGCTTTAGTAACTGTACCTTGCGCCACACCTTGTTGTACTGTCTGGGTTGCCAGATCCAATATCTTTTTAACTGGCTCCTGAGCTGGTGTAAAGTTAAGTGATATGCCAGAGTTAATAGAATCTATAACTTGTGCAGGATTACCACCAATTACACCAGTCTGCCCAGCCATATAAGCATCAGTAGCTTCTTTGCCAGCGGGTGTATTAGATTTTAACAAAGTTAGATATTGCTTAGTTAGCTTAGGAGATGATGTAAGATCTGGAGCTTTATCTCCATACATTACTTTAAGTCCTGATTGTATTCTATCTGCAATCATCTCATCAGTTTCTACATCTGCATCATGCTTATCTTGCTGCCACTGAAACTCTTGTTTATGCAATGCAAAGTTTTGCATAGCAAGTGATACTTGTTGCTGAGCATTTTGCGCGCCGAGAACCTGAAAGTTAAGTGCAGTCTGTTCTTTAGAAGCATTTACAGCAGTTGTCAGGCCATCAATGTTATAGCCCAGACCATCCATCTCAGCTTTGTTAGCAGCAATCTGTGCAGTATCCAATGTGTTTTTAGCACCAGCGTCAATAGCTGCTTGAGTTACATTAATCTCAAAATTCTTTTGTGTAGTAACAGTTGCATTAGTTTGCTGGTTCAACTCATCAATTCTAGCGCCAGCAGCTTGTTGAATATCAAGAGCTGCATTATGTTTCCTAATATCATCATTGACAGAGAACTGATTAACAATATATTGCAAAGGATTATCCATAAATCCTACAGAATCTTTTGCTTGTATATCTTGTAGTGCTGACATTTTCTGCTGATATGCATTTGCTTGTACTTGTGCAAGGCCAGAGATTTGTTCCCCCTGATCCATAATGTTAGTACCAAAAATAGCTCCAGCTTTAAGAGCAGCAGCTTGTTGTTGCAATGCTGCTTGCCCCTTTACTTGATTAATAATTGCATTGTTAGCACCAACATCAAGTTGTAAAGATGCATCATTATCAGATAATGCAGCTTGGCTAGTACGAGCATTAACAATAGCATTGCTATCGTCAGCAACTACTTGTGATGTGTTAGCTGCACTTGAATAAGCAGCATCAAGAATAGGATTACCAGTAGCCATTAAATTCTACCTTTCGCGCGCTGAGATGCAATAGCTTCGGGATTAAACATAGCTTGTATTTTTTGAAAGAATTCAGGACCTAATGCTTGTACAGTTTTAGCATCGATAACATATTCACCATCGGATAAGTTGGTAGGAATACTGTCAGATGTAGAAGTTCCGGGGCCAGAGATAGTTCCACCTTCAGCAGCACTAGCAGTACCCCCAGTATTACCGCCAACTCCACCAGCATCTCCAGCATTAGCACCAAACCCACCACCAGTATTAGTACCAGTGTTACCACCAGTATTTGCAGGTGTAGTTGTATCAGGCGCCGGGTTAGTATCGAAGTTATTATTTAATGCTAAGAACCCAGTAAGTGCATCATTAGTAGGAGTTGGATTAGCAGCAGCAGGATCAGCTTCTCCAGGTTGTGCACCAATTCCTAAAGTATTAGCAAGCATTGGTGCAATACCAGTAGTTCCTGTAACTGCGCTAATAACAGAACTTGCAAGAGTTCCTATAGGACCCATTAAACCAAGTGCAGAAATACCAAGATTTGCAGGAGATATATCACCTATAGTAGGTCCATAAGAACCTAAACTAGGTTTGCTAGCAGATGTTGCTGCACTGTCTGACTGTGCAACTGATGGTCCACCTTTGCCAGTAATCTGGGATATTAAATTAGCTGTAGCTGTGTCACCAACAGATGGTATATTACTAATAGGGTTATTATCAGTTGCTCCTGCTGCTGGTGCAGGTGTAGGTGGAGCAACATCTCCATTAGCCATCTGTACAGGAGTTTGGTCAGATTGATTAGTTATATTAGTTGGTGCAACAAACCTATCAATATACCCACCAGTTGCATAGCCATCACTATCATCCCCGCCATCCATACCTGCTGCTGATACTTGTCCTCCATCAGCAAAGGAGTTACTTGGCTTTTTTACTAGACCACCTTCCGCGAAAAAGCTAGAAATCCAATCACTAGCAGAAGAAGCAGCATTAGATATTGCATTACCAGCAGAAGCTACTAAATCTCCGGCACCGCTAGTAGCACCGGTAGCTGCGGCAGTTCCAGTATCTACAGCAGTTTGTGTACCTGTATCTGCCACAGTTTGTGCGCCCGCATCTGTTATTGCATTTGTTGCAATAGTAGTTCCAGTGTCTGTAGCTGCATTAGCTACTGCATTAGTTGTTGCATCTGCTGCATAATTAGCAACATTGCCAGATGCATCTAAGCCGCCCATAGCTTGGCGAACAATAGCATTCTCACCACCAGTTGCACTAGAATCTACTGGGTTAAGAATGTTATCTGCCATAGCCCCAATAGGATCTGTAACAGAACTAATAGCATTTTGTACCGTAGATGATTTCTGTGCTTTAGATAATATAGGATTAATTAAAGCTGTTTGAGCTAAGCCAGATAAAGTAGATCCTATACGAGATGGAGCTAAAGCACCTGGTGTAGATGTTGTTACTGTGCGCGGGTCAGTTGTAGTAACTTTTGGGCCTACAGTAGATGTAGTAGTTGTACCAGCATATTTAGCTGCAACATCTGCGGCCGCCTGTGCTCTACCAAGAGCTAAACTAGTATCATTATATGTTGACAATCCAGCCGCATGACTAGCAGCATTTAGCGGCGCCATTGCAGCATCAATTTGAGTTTGAATCTGATCTGGTGTTAGATTAGATTTAGTACTAGATGTATTAGTTTCACCAGCTTGGGTAGTTGTAGTGCCGCTAATATCTTGTACAGTTGTTTTACCATTGTACAGATCTAAAATACTATTAAGACCCGCAATAGGATCTCTTAATGCTAGAGGTTGATCTGAGGATGTTGCCATATTAATTACCAGTTCCTGCTGTAGTAGATTTAGCCATATCAATAAGAGCGTTTCTGTTATCTACAGAACCTTGGCTAGAACCAAACCAATAAGTAAGTACTTGTTTCATTTCAGAAACTACATACCCAATAACAGTTCCAATCATTGCAGCGTTATCTACAGTTGTTTTAATAGCACCGCCCACAACACAACCAAGAAGTATCCCACCACCGATGAGAATAATATAAGAAAGAATTGTAGGAGTTTCAGATCCCATAGCAATACCCAGTTTGCGAGCAGAATCAACATCTTTGTAAACCAACTCTGAGTATTTAAATCCTCGCTCTTTTTCATCATTTTGGTATTTCAACTCAAGTTCTTTAATAGCTGCAATATGATCTGGTGTAATTTGTCCGGCTGTAAATGCAGTTTCAATAGATTTCTGTGTTGGTTTATCAATACCTAAGATGCCGCCGATAGCAGAAACTGCCATACCACCTAATGGTCCAGCAACTGCGGTAGCTACTGTAGGTGCAATAGCAGATAAAAAATCACTAAATCCACTCATATTGATACTCCATTTACATCAGTTACACCATGTGCGTAACCACCATTTGATAGCAAGGATAGCACTTGGTTTCTTTGTGGTACACTAGGGTCACTATTCCAGGAAATATGTACCCAAGTATGCTCAAGAATAATTTGATCATAATTAATACTTGCCACATTAGCAATAATGTATTTTACAATATCAGTTGGGGTACCATATGCAGGGCAAATAAAATCTATAGCTTCACCTTTAAGATGCTGGCTAGTTGGTTTAGATCCTACAGCTGCATTAAGATCTGGGCAACGATACCAACTATCTATATGCATAGGTTGTCCTAGCAATGCTCTTACTTTTTCTAATTGCATTGCTGTCATTGTCATTACAATAATAATATTTCCAGATGGATTATTATTAATACCTTGCCTAGAAGCTGTTTCAGATGTGATAGCTTCTTCAAGAGAAAAGTGTTCTGAGAGTTGCATAGTTATCCTAGGGTTGTGAGTTAGACGAGATCCGGCCTGAAAATAAGTGTAGATGTTCCGATGGCATACCCAATTTTTTGAGCAATAGTTCCAGCTCCATTGGAAACAAGTCCATTTGTATTTGATAGATAATAGGTTGCACCAATGGTAAGTCCTCCAATAAGGAAACATGCTCCTTGCTGGATAAATTCTCCGTAAGCTCCTGAGGCAACTGTGGTTGTACACCATGCATGTGCTGGTTTTCCTGCTGCTGATGCATTAGCATTTCTTACACCGAGAGTTCCACCATTGTTCCAAAAATTAACTATTGAACCTGCCGATATAGCTTCTGTAGCTTGTGCATAGGTTCTAGTAAGATTCTGTAGTCTATTCCAATTAGCTGGGTTGGATTGTTGATTCCAATAGTTAGGATCTTCTCCAAGAGTTCCACAATAGGTATCTACAACTCCCTGTAAGATCTGTATGCCTGCGCGCAACTTAAGATTATCCCAATAGATATCAGGATAATCTGTTTGATTAATAGCTGGTAATGCTGCAATACCTAAATTGGTACTAAATGCTTGTTCAGTAGACACGCGGCAACCTTATCTTTTTCCGTGAATATTAAAACTCATAACAAGAGAATCTATCATAAATCCACCTTGGAAAAGTAATGAATGATTAACACCAATTGCACGAGATGAATATTCGCGAGTTAAGCCAGATGAGTTAGTTAATGTAGGTGTTGTCAATGTAGGTGTTTTACCATCTGCTGTTGACATAATCGTACAATTAAATGATTGTCCTGGCCTTGTCGATTCTACCCATATTTGGTCTAGTTGCATAGTACGCGCGCGCACATATTGATACTTACCTAATATGAGAGTTCCATTAGAGTTTGCAGATCCGATACTAAAATCTATCACATATACAGAACCATCAGCTTTTAAGAAACCTAATGATTGTCTCGGAACTTCTAGAATTCCAGGCGCAGCTAAATGGTAAGTAAATGCTTGTACATGAGTAAACTTAATTTTGCCATATCTTTTAAGAGTAATATCATAAATAATAGCATGGGTAAGCTGAGAGATGCCATAAGACATAACAATATATCTATCAGCAATAACAGCCAACTTTTTCTGCATTGAAGATGACAATACAGTAGTACTAAAAGTTTGGGTGGCATCATTAAAATCTTCAAAATATCTACCAGATATAAAATCAGTAATCTCAGGAAATACTGTTTGTGTTTGTGATGTAGATATTAGTTGCATACCAGATGTGGTATACGAATAAATATTACCAGAGTTAGCATCATAAGATACTAAATCCAAAGATGTCATGCCGCCAGAATTAACAATCTCCCGAAATTGAAATGGATACCGAATATTATTCTGGTATAAAGCTGCAACACAATTGTCTGCGGTACCAACAATAAACCCGAGAGTATGAGGCACTAAATAGTTTATCGCACCGCGCGCAGATTCTACAGAACCGCCACCAGCACCAGTATTTACAGAAGGTGTAAAATCTACTGGGTTTATAGTAGATGACCAAGCTACAGCACTAGGTGTCCAAGCTACAAGATACCCAAAAGAATAAGTAATACCTGTAATATTAGCAGCTGTAAGATTTATTAGTGTGACAGAGTTAAAAGTTTTAGTGGTAAAGTTATAAGAATAACACCCAGTATAAGCTACATATATGTAAGTTACACCGGCTACATAAGCAGTGGTTACTAATGCTCCTGCCACACCTGATTGTACAAATACCCATGGTGCTCCTGTACCGTCAGAAGTATAAAAATCTCCTGCACTATCAATACCAAGAAAGATTTTATTGTCTGCGCCATCTCGAAGAAGAAAGATATTAATAAAAACGCCGGATGGTGCAGTTGGTAAGATCTGAGTAAACCCAATAGATTGCCAACCTTGCTCATGAGGCATTACATTATGCAAATAATAGGCTTGTGCAATACCAATATCTTTATCAGTGTCTTCTGCAGAAACTAATTGTCTAGAGAAGTTCTGATCTGGCCCGGACACAATGACAGATCTGCCAAAGTTTTCGCTAATAAAAGGAAAACTTTTGGCAGAGAGATTAGCACGATAAGTAATTTGTGCCATTTAAAATCCTATGATTGGCCGCCTACCACAGTTCCATCAGTGTCTGCAACTGGTGCAGATGATTTAACTCGCAGGCGCCCAGAAGAATCTACCCAGAAATGATAGTTACCTAATTGCAAATGTGCATTATTCCAGCCACCACCATTACCAGAAGTATCTGCAATTTGCACATTTCCGGAAACATTAGAAACTGAACCTACGCCAGGAGCTAACAACACATTGCCACCAACAGCTGCAAAACTTGCAGAAGCATTTTGGCCTTTAACTGTTGTTGGGTTTGGAGCTACGGCAGTTACAGGTGCTGCATTGTAAGGTGCAATCCCGCCAGGTACTAAAGCAAAAGTATCTTTTTGAGTTATATCTCCACCAGATGTTACTAGGTAACCTATACCAGGAGTTTCAGATGGAAATAAGTAAGTATATGACGGTAGTGTTGAAGCTTTTGGGCGCGTGGTCATGGTTAGTTCCTTATTCTTTTGGCGGTACTTGGCCGTGAGCAACTGCCCAGATGACAGCAATAGCAGAACCTATCACTGCAACCCATTTAGCAAACTTACCAACATAACCTAAGAATTTAAAAAAAGTAATAGCAGGATCTAAGATCTCTCTAATTTCTTGAGTGATCTTTGTATTCTGTTTCATCTCTGATTCTAATGCATCCATACGATCAGATCCTTTTTTAAACCTAGTATTAACAGTGTTGTTAAATTCTTCTTGTACTTCGTCAGGCGGCATATTGTATGACTTTCTTTGTAGGTAGAAAGGGATATTAAGGAACTGGAAACAAACCGTAAGTTGTATGTTGTTTTGGCGTAGACATATCAAATGGTTCCAAAAACCTGCCTACTATTTGAATAGCTAACCACTTACGAAATCCTGTACCATTTTTGATTAGATCATCTAAACGGGCAGAAAAAAATAGACGATTAATATTAGGTAGTTGGATACAAATTAATGTGCCCCAAAAGATATTAAAATAGATGTCATAAAAAACACCCACAATCCAAATAGGTTGATAAAGTGTATTGTCACCGTGCAGAGTGTGGTATAGAAAATAGAACAACAACCACATTACGATGGGGCATGTAAAATGGAATAGTAAGAAATAGTTAAGCGGTGTCATTTTAAGTTACTCCTAATTGTTGCAATCTGAGCCTCTACTGCTGCAACTTGTGCAAATCCAGGAATTTTACTCATATCATACTGAGGATTCACCGCAGCTATCACCTGAGTAATCGTGTCAAACGCATCTCGAA